GCCCTTCGAGGCAAACCGCGTTGAAAATTCAAACGGTTTTGCTGGAATAAGTCATTAGTCGTGTAACTTCGACTAACTGACTTACCTGCCCTGAGATTTGCTATTTGCCCGTTTATTTGCGAGCTTAGCAATTTCTTGGGATTGCTTGTCGAGGAATTTACTCAACTCAGCAAGCGCGCTCCTAGCCTTGTCATCTTTGGCAATTAATTCGCCAATAGCGACAAGTCGATCGACGGAATTTGGTAACCAGACCTGATTACCATTCTCGTCCCGCTGAAGTTCTTTGGTAGGTCTTCCCTGCCCATCAACTTCGTGTGCCTTGGTTCGACGATTATAATCGTAGCCAAGCGCTGCTGCTCGGGTCAATGTTACCACGGGCGAGAGAATTGGTGCGAGAGCCTTTGCGGCCTCACCCAATTGGGCACGTTCAAGGTTTACGAAATCTTTGCCATTAAGGCGAAGGTTACGTGTCACTTTGAACTCACCTTCGGAGGAAAGAGTTATCGATCCTCTCGCAGGGACTTTGGCTCTAAGGGAATTAACCTTATCTGCCAGGGCGGAGTTCTTCTTCTGAAGACTCTGGATAAGTCGACTTTTGGAGTCCGTTTCGGGCTGCAAAGCGACGTCCGGTTTCAGCTTGTTATCTTTCGCTGAAACGCTCATGGATATCAACTCCTTTAATGGTGATTGATTATCTAGCAGCATCAGTCGATGAATATATTTCATCGATGACACCCAGTAAGTGGTCCTCAGCTTTCATATAGTGCTGGGACGCGGCACCGTCTGGAACTGTAACGGTAGTGCGAAACTTACCGACAGCACAGACTAGATCCGATGTAACTTTCTGAATGGTTCCGGGGACCTCGGTCTCCAGTGCTTCCAGAAGTACAACGAGCGCAGTCAGATCTTGAATGTCGATCTGAGCAGGTTGAATGCCATGATAGGTGTAATACTCCTTATCTGACATTTCCGTCATCCTCCTTTCTTATGTTCTTAGAAAGTGCGGATAGCCCCGGTGGGATACTTGGCAGAACCTTACGGTAGCCACCATAGTTCCTACTAGTCCCATTCATCTCACTTTTGAGATGATTATCCATCGATCTATCGACGTAACGCCGATAGCGAGGATCTGCTCGATGAAGTCTATCCTCTAATGAGTTAATCTCATTATGAATGACAGTCATCATGTCTACAAGATTAGATATAACATCTATATCATCTTGCCTCTTGACCTCATTAGTTAGGTCAATCATGTCCCTGACCAACGAATCGACCAATATATTGGTTCGATCGAAGTCAGTCTGATCAAGGTCGACGATCTCGAAAGTTAAATCTTTCGGTAGGATCAAGTCTAACCTTCTCGCAATGACAGTATAGTCGTGCGCATTAAGCGTTACACCTCTGTCATACGTCTGCCCGATGCTGAATGCTTTAAAGCATTTACGCATTTCAGGGAAGCGATCCCAATAGGGATCGTCCACATGGGGTGCCAGTCCGTAAGGACGTGGTATTGCCTTGAGCAGTTGGAGTTGTTCCGCGCATTCGTCGGAAACATACTTCAAGTACGGTTCGCCATAATAGTCATAATTATGAGCGAATCCCGGCAGATCATGGGCAGAAAGAAGTGAATCTATCTTCTTTTGCTCATAGACACCGTTCGAAGTGATTATCTTCGAACACATCTCGCCAACATAGTTGGACGAGAGACACTTGGACGGTTGGATAGAACATCCAACTCCGTTCATGAGCCTAGTATATTCTCTGAAGGCCTTATGAAGCCACGAGAATATGTCATCGCCTATAACGCGAGCTGGGAGATTCTGTAGTAACTTTGGAGTTACACGAGAATCGGGGGGTATATCATGTGCTATCATATACGCAGCACAGTATACGACTCCATTGGTTAAACTTCCCAATGGAAATGACGGATAAGTACCCATCGGGGTACCAACTCCGTAGCGCGTGACCAAGTTACCCATATCGGGAATGATCACAGGACTGTGGCATACCACATCGCAGATGAGGATGTCCACCGGTGCGAGAATGTGTCGCTTCTCTAATTCGAGGAGGATCATTCTACTTACCAGATCATAAGGCAATCTATCAGTATAGTTGCTTTGATCTGCGCTATCGAAGATTACACGAGAAGATTGTAAATCGCGTATCTTCGACGAGACGAAGTTCACGCACGTTTCGTGCGAGTCTACGCCTTGGACGGACCAGGACGAATTGATTTTCTTCAACGTCTGGCCGATACCGTAACTTAGAGCCTGCATTATTTCAGCAGGTACTGTTACGACCCGTTCCTTGCCACCAGGCTTCGGTAAGAAGCGCACAGTGCCTAGGGGAACGTCCATCTCTTCGGATATCGCGTAACTGTCGATATCGAAGGACGCATTTTGTACCTTCGTGCCTGTAAAGACACGAGATACAAACCGATCGGGATCCGCGCGGTAAATCTCGCGAATACTCCGACTACCCATCTGAATGAGGATATTAAATGCCTCAAGTTCAGATAGCTTAGCCGTACAATGTAACGGCTTCCCATCTCTCTGAATCGTGACTGTTCTTGCACGATCAGAGGCCGGCGACAGTGCTAGAGGTTTATATACCTCATCTGTCTGACCTTCGCGAAGGTTTGAAAGATATATCAATCCTTCGACGATGCTAGGTATGTACCGTTGCAATTCTCTGACAACGGACATGGTCCCACTGAAGCCATCCACGATACTGTGGTAATGGTCATTCAGTTCAGAGCGTGCAATTCTCTGCGAAGTTAATCTAGCAGGAATACACGTCTTCAGCTTCATCATGGAAGCCCAAGCAAATTGGGCAACAGATGAATGGCCGTCAAGAGTAATAAGCTCGTAAAGAAACTTATCTCTTGGTACGTAAGCAGGAGTTGCGCGATTTCTTCGCACTCCTCTCACTGTCACTCGCTCTCGGTTCGTTCTGAAGCCGAGGCAGTGGTACTCACTTGGGTCTAAGTTCTTTAGATCACCAGTGAGGGCAGACGACATTAGCGATGTTATTTCGCTACATGTCTCCTTGAGTGTGCCAGAATCCATATTGGACAACTTGGACACCAAGGCGTGAGTAATGGAAGGATCGAAATTACATCGATTCGCTACCATTTCACAGTGGGCGCATAGTCCTCTGTTAATGTCCATGGGACTCCCCTTTCTAGGAAGACCCTCGTGGACGAGGCATGCGGGCGTAGACCTTCTCATTCGAGAATCTTGCGCCTATCTTCCTTTAACAATGTTATCGGAAGGCAGTAGTACCACGGAAATTTTCA